TATACAATCTACAGGGTGATGAACCATTGTTCCCCTCACGTATTATAAAAAAATTCATTGAGAGTGCAGATGAATCAACATATGCGGTGGACATGGGAGTGACAACCGTAAGAGATATCAAAGAATTGGACTCACCAAAGATACCTAAAGTTGTATTCAATAATAATAAGGAACTAATGTATACATCTAGATCTAAAATACCTGGTTCAAAAGATATGAACAATGAGATTGGTTATAAACAAGTTTGTATTTACAAGTATAATCTTGAAAAATTATCTGAGTATAATAAAATAAAAAACAAAACATTCTTTGAATCAATAGAGGATTTAGAATTGCTAAGATTATTGGAGTCTGGTGTGAAAGTGAAGTGTAGATTTCTTGACTACCATGCACATCACAGCGTGGATACACTTGAGGATCTGGTTAGGGTGAGGGGTGAGTACAGAGATTACTAAATACTGATGCCAAAGTTATTATATGATGACAGATTCAGCAAAGAAAGATGCAAAGAAAGGCATTGTCAGTAAGATAAAAGAAGGATTGGACGATAAGGAGGAACAACTTGCTATCCTATCTACATTCGTGAGACTTGGAGTCATGATATGGGCAGGGGCAATACTTACTCTTAATTACGTAGAGATACCAGGTTACAAACAAGAGCAGAAGATCGATCCGACCTTTATAGCTTCGGTCTTTACTGGAGTTTTAGCTACGTTTGGTGTCCAAGCTGGGGGTAAAAAGAATGGTGCTGCACCACCTCTTAGTAAGAAGGACATGGAGTCACTTATAGAGAAGGCATCTAACACAGCACCTGGTCAAACAATTAGAATAGAATCACCTGCACTCAAGATTGTTTCGGATCAAAAATAGAGTCAGCGAGTCCACACATAAATAGGTATATATTACTACTCTGTGCTACTATATAAGATGTATATGGAATTGAAACTATCATGCACCACTATACCCTTGCTTGGCACGATCAACAAGATGTCGAGCACCATATCTGCGAATATGCAGACGATGCTTTTGGGGCAGCAGAACACGCCAGAGAGGATGTTCCGTTTCTACGGGAACATCCTTTTTCTTTGTACGAAATTCTGAGGGAGGACTAATGAAAGACTTACCTATAAGATCCTCATTCATCATATTGGGATCAATAGCTCTCGCATTATACATACTACCAAAGGTAGCGTATGTATGATCAAAGGGGTTCTGCAATATCTTAAAGATATAAAAGACTCTGCAAAGTATATGTTGCAGGGTCTTTCAGTAACCCTTGACCATATGGGTAGGAGACCTGTTACAGTACAGTATCCATATGAAAAACTCATACCATCAGAAAGATATCGTGGACGTATACACTATGAGTTTGATAAGTGTATAGCATGTGAGGTGTGTGTCAGAGTTTGTCCAATCAATCTACCAGTAGTTGACTGGGTGATGAACAAACAAACTAAAAAGAAAGAACTTAGAAATTACTCAATAGATTTTGGAGCATGTATATTTTGTGGTAATTGTGTAGAGTATTGTCCAACTAATTGTTTGTCAATGACAGAGGAGTACGAACTTTCTGTCTACGATAGACATCAACTAAATTATGATAACGTGGCACTTGGTAGATTGCCTACTAATGTCACAAGTGACCCCACTGTGCGTTCACTACGTGAACTAACTTATCTTCCCAAAGGTACAATGGATCCTCACGTTGTGAAAAATTCTGATCCTAGGGTAGGTAAATTACCAGAGGAAGTATTGGACTGGATGACAAGTGGAAATTCTTAATATACATGTACCAGGTGTAGGTATAGAGGCACTCAAAATACCTCATATATTCACAAGACAGGTGCAAGTTGAGCATGCTGTATCACCAAGTGTGCCTGTGACAGTAGACATAGGAAAACCTATTGTAGATATACCAGGTTGTGTCGAGGTACATCCAGAAAACAAATATCCAGACGGTACTAAAAATAAACAATTGGCAAAAGATGATGATACTGTCACGTTCTGTGATGCAGGTATGCCATCTTTTGATGCAATGGACTATACACCAGAACAACTTACAATAACAAGAGAGGTACCACCACCTCCTGTAGAACCACCACCAGATCCTCCTACGTCATCTGGGATAGAACCTCCTAATATACCAGAGGGTGAGACAGAGTGCCCTGCACCTAATCAACCAAGAGTGGGTGACCTAACACAGAATGGAGAGGAGAAAGTGATAGGTCATGAGTTGCAAGGAACTACTTGTGTAGTATTGTATGAACCAACTTCCACTGTTGAGAAATTTTTACCATCAGGCAATCAAGTCAGCACCACAGCAGCAATAGCAATAGTGGCAACAGCATCTGCAGCAGCTACACCACTCTTATTACGACTTATAAAACCTGTCATAAAAAAACTCACGACCACTGCCCAGAAAAAACTAGGTCGTCATCGTGAATTATCAAAGAGCGAGATTATTGCTAATCGATATCGCCAATCGAAAGGTCTACCCCCCCTAAAACCTCGGAAGTAATAGAGTGCCTGTGATCAGGCAAGGTATTTGGTGGGTTGACTAACACAACGTCAGCACACACCTTATAATAAGGTGAGGTTCGTGCGAACATAATTCCAGATTTCATTAGTTCTCCACAATTTTTTAATCTCGCAATCTCAAAGTCTAATCTTTTATTTGCTGTGCTCTGTTGGACTGATGCTATGTGTGCTGCTGCTGCCTCCTTACATTGTTTCTGCAACTCCTTATCTAAAGGTATTGATAGTGTCGCTGAGAAACCTAAACTTATATTTTGCGTCGCCTTCTGCCCCGTTCGAGTAGGGATATAATAGAGGATCTCACCAGGAGAATCAGGGATACCGTCATCATTATTATCAGCGTTGTTATATACAGGGTCATTCCAGAATGCTTCATAAGGATCTGACCAATTTCCAGTTCTTGTGACATAGGGAGTAAAATTTGCTGTTGGACCTTGACACTGTACCCCACCACCATAAGTGTTGGTAATATAAGGTCCTTGTAAAACTTGTATGGCTTGATTGGTGACCGAGCCAGAGGAATTGGCGACAGGGTTTGCAGTCGCAGATACACCACCAACATCTGTAGCAGAAACAGGTGTTATGTTACCAAGACCTACTACTATTGCGAGAAGATACTTGTTGATGTGGTGACGGATTGTATGGTTTGGGTGCGATTTATAATTGTATGAGTCTGGAGACCTGGTGCAACATAATGTTCTGTAAATTGGAAGGGTTCTCCTACCTGTGTCACAGTCCAATTCGGTTTGTTCTCTATGTCCAGTCCTGTCCATGATGAAGTCACTCCATTCAAAGTATTTGATTGAGCAGATCCCACGTCTGGGGTCATGCTCGTGCCATCGTGCTCTACGTTTGTCCCACTTACCGAATAAGTCCAGCCAGTCGAATAATCCATAGAATTAATGGTTTCTGTCACGGTGCTCGTCGTTTCCGTCGTCGAGGTCATGCTGCCCTGTGTAAAATTAGGCACCACAGGAACAGCTATCGCAGTCGAAGCACTCGCAAGGGCAATCACACCCACAGTCATCGCACGATACAGTTTCATATCTTACCATAAGTCTATTTAATTGTAAGTTCAGTGACGTGTTGACCAGTAGCTACAGTGCCTGCTCCACCAGCTGTTATTGTCATAACCCCTGCACTGGTTATAGTTCCAGCAAGAGTATCTTTTGTACCAGCAGCAGTTGAAGTTTGATTACTGAAGTTTCCTACAGCACCTACTGTTGGAGCTGATGTTGGAACAGCGTCAGCTTGGGTGTATGACTGGGTGAAGCTGAAAGCTGCACCAGGCACATCTTGGGTCGCTGCTATCGTACCAGGAGCATAAACTCCTGAGGTTATAGTACCAACCGATACTGTGTTTGCTGTTGTACCATCAGTCGTGTCCACACCGTTCCCTGTTATTGAGAACGACGACCCTATTCTTTCAACCTGCGTTGCTGCAGCGTTCACTTGTAGTTGTACGCTGCTAGATAATTTATGAGTGATATCTGCTCTTGCAGGGAGTCCTATAGATAATAAAGTAAAGACAAAAAGAAGTCTTTTCATAGGTCTTTTATCCTATAGTATGCTAGCCTATTTAGTATTTGAATGATTGAAGTTATTGACAACTTTATAAGTCCTGATCAGCACAGGAAAATTTACAATTTTATGATTGGTGGTGGAGGTTTAGATTGGAAATTCAATCCATCTAAGGTATCTACACAATCATTAAAAGATGTTGATAACTATCAATTTGTTCACGTTTTCTTTACATTTCATTCATGTACTGGTAGAGCTGTGCATGAAGTATCTAAATCAATTGACATACTTATACCATTGGTAAACAAGATTCCTTTTATTGCATTGCATAGAATCAAAGCCAACCTTGAACCTGTCAAACCAAAAAGATCATATAGTGATTTTCATCATGATGTAAATTGTAGTACGATGACGACTGGAATATACTATGTCAATACTAATGACGGTTATACTGAGTTTGAGACAGGTGAAAAGATAAACAGTGTGGCAAATAGGTATGTCAAGTTTCCCTCAAATATAAAACATAGAGGTGTGTCTCAGATTGACACTAAGGTGAGGTGTGTGCTAAACTTGAACTACTTTGAAATACCAGTATGATGACATCCGACAATATGCGTATCTTTCTTGATACAGCAGACACAGATATTATTAGAAAACACTTTGCAACAGGTCTCATAGATGGTGTCACTACAAATCCTTCTCTTATATACAAGAGTGGTAGAAATCCTGATGATGTATATGCAGAACTAAAGGACATAGGATTGAATGATATAAGTATGGAAGTTATGGGAGATTCATCAAATATGATTGTTGAAGGTAGAAGATTGGTATCAAAATTTGGTAAGTGTGCTACCATCAAAGTTCCATGTACACCAGATGGATTGATTGCATGCAGACAATTATCAAGAGAACTCATGCGAGTAAATGTAACTCTTATATTTGATGTGGCACAAGCAATACTAGCATCGAAAGCAGGTGCTGCGTACGTGTCACCCTTTGTTGGTAGACTTGATGATAATTCTATTACAGGTTTGAATTTAATAAAAGATATTGATCATGTGTATAAAGTTCAATGCATACATAGAACAAGAATACTTTCTGCATCAATCAGATATGTGAATAGTGTATCTCAATCGTTCGCACATGGTGCAGACGTTGTGACAATGCCACCAAGTGTATTTGAAAAGATGTATAATCACGTTCTTACGGACAAAGGTCTTGAAATTTTTGAGAACGATTGGCAAGCAGCA